GAAAAACTAGTAGATAAGTGGTTAATAGATGACCAAGGTATGACACTAAAAGATTTTATAAACTCTGCTGAACCTATATTACCAAACATTGCTTATGATGGAGCTATAGCAGTTAAATGGTGTAACATGTATTTATGTATAGAAACGAATGGGTTGTGCCACTCATAGGCATTGTCAGTATTCTCCTCACTATATGAGAGGAGAATACTCTCTTCTCTCTGTCAACATCAGGAGGTGTTAAGATGTTTAATAACTATGAAGAACTACCACAATTTCTTATTGAACATATACTAACTGTTAGTAAAGAAAAAGATATTAAAAATATATCTCTTCAAGATATTAATGGATGGTATGAACTAATGGAGGAAAACAAATGAGCTATCCAAGACAATACTATAATCATATTACTAAAAAATATGAAGATGTAGTTAATCCAATACATAAAAAATATGACAATGAAATTAAAGATAATAATAATAATCATCCTATAAATAAAACTATTGTTATAAAAGAAGTTAAAACTTCATGGGGTAGAGAAGACTTTTATCCTAACTGTGAGCTAGGTAAAATGATATGTCAGTTAACAAAAACAAAAACTTTAAACCAAGAAAAGATTGACATACTAAAAGAACATGGTTATAAATTTATACTAATGACGAGGACAATATGACTGAAGATTATTGGGAACATGAGAAACTAATACAACTAGAAGAGGAGAAACAAAAAGAAAAAGATACAACTGATACTGATATAAATCAAATGGTTTTAGAATTTTTTACATCTATAACAGATACTAATACTAGGAGGAAATAATGTTTGATAGAGATAATCTTAACTTTAAAGTAGAGAAAGTAAATTTACATAATATCTATGATGGTGTAACATCTAACATATCTAAAAATGTAGGTGTAGGACTACGAAGAAAAGATACAGGTCAAATACTTAGCATTGTAAAAGATAGTTATAATGTAATACAATACAATGATCTAATAGATGAAGTAGAGTTCTCACTTAAAAAATCTAACTTAGAATTAGATGATGCTGAGTATCGTACTATACTATATGATGATGGAGCTAAGATGGAACTACAAGCTAAGTTCCCTAGCCATGCTACTACAATAGATGATAAAAATGATAAGATAACTCCACAGTTTTTATTCAGATCTTCATTTGATAGAACTTGGGCTAACAGTGGTATGATGGGTTACTTTAGACATTACTGTTATAATACATTAATTGATGGTAACAAACTAGCTCATATATATGGTAGGAGTACAAAGAACTTTAACATTGATGCATTTACAAATAAAATTAAAAATGCAGCAAACTATATATCAACTGATAGTTTAGATAAGATGAAAAGTTGGTATCAAACACCAGTACAAAGAGAGCAAGCATTAAACTTATTTAAGAATACTATTGCTCGTAGATATGATAATGTAGAAAAGAAAAACGTAGGTAACAAAGTAGTCATGTCTAATCTTATGAAGATATTTGATAATGAGAATAAACATCTTATAGGTAAAGGTAGCTATGAACATATTAAACATAGAGATGAAGGTACTTTATGGACAACTTATCAAGCAGCTACAGCATGGTCTACAAATGGTTACACTTGGGCTAATGCACAAACATCATTAGCTTCACTTGATAGAAAAGCTTCAAAAGCTATTACAAAATCTAATCGTGAAACAAGTGTAATGAAAATGCTTGACTCTGAACATTGGAAAATGCTAGAATCTAATCTAGTTCATTAATCTCCCTGTACCATTATACCTCCCTCTAATGGTACCAACTGCTAGTAGCTCTTACATAGATCTCTCGTAAATGTCATCATTACTATGTAGGAGTTACTAGCCTTTTTTTATGGAGTATCTTATGAAAAAAATATTTATATTATTTACATTAACTATTCTAGTTTTAATGGCATCAATACAAATAGGTAATACTAATGAAAAACAATTAGATTGTTTAGTAGAAGCTATATACTTTGAAGCTAGATCAGAAAATTTTATAGGTCAGTTAGCTGTAGCTAATGTAATATTAAATAGAGTTAAAAGTAAAAAGTTTCCTAATAAAATATGTGATGTAGTACATCAAGGATACTATTATAAAGGTAATCCAGTAAGACATAAATGTATGTTTTCTTATTGGTGTGATGGTAAACCTGAAAAATTTAAAGATACTAAAGCATATTTAACTGCTAGAAATGTAGCTCAATTATCTTTATATCAAGTATTTGTGTACAATATGATGGAGGCAACTCATTATCATGCTAACTATGTATCTCCTACATGGTCTAAAGATAAAAAATTTAAAAGACTATTACAGTTAGGTAAGCATATATTTTATCAACGTATAGGAGGTTGATAGCTATATCGTTTGTCAGTATACTCCCCAAGTAATGAGGGGAGTATACTTCTCTTTCTTTTCTTTGCTTTCTATGGAGGAATAAATGTCAAAGCCTAAGATAAAACGTATTCATGTTAATCAACATGTAATTAAATCTAATTTAAAACATAATATAAATGAACCTGTTATTACTACTAAATCTGGTAAAGAAAATCACTATGGACATGAAGTCTATATTGATGGACCTTGTACTATAAAGTATAGTGGTAATGGTAAACCGGGTATGAGTTGTGGAGCTAGAGTTTGGATAGAAACTACTAGTGATGTATGGGTTAAAGAAGATGAAGATGTGTTTAGTGTTTAATGTATAAAAGAGATTTTAAAATGAAATTACGTGATGATCTAGAGAATAAAATACTTAA